CCAATGCTGACTGTTTCCCCGCCTGTTGGCTCCAACCCGGCCAGCCAACATAACTTGCGCTACCTGATGGCCCTGAAACGCCAGCAGGCAGCGCTCTTTGCGCGCGACAGGCTACTCAGATTTGGCCAGTTGCTGAGACCGGATCCGGACCATGCCGACGATCCCGGCTTCTCGCTCTACCAGGCCGCGAGACACCACGAAGTCATCGCCGCCGCGCTCGAAGAGGTCGAGGCGGGCCGGATCAAGCGCCTGATCGTCAATTGCCCACCGCGTCATGGCAAATCCGAATTAACCTCTCGCCTGTTTCCCGCCTGGTTCATCGGTCGGCATCCGACTTCCTCTCTGATATTGGCGACTTACAATGAAAAATTCTCCTGGGATTTCGGCCGCGAAGTTCGGCAAATCATCGAAGACCCCATCTACGGCCAAATCTTCCCCGGCATCGAGCTTACCTCAGCCTCCGTCGATCGCGTCGAAACCACCGACAACGGCAAGCTCTTCTTCGTCGGGCGTGGCGGCTCTATTACAGGACGCGGCGCAATTGGGCTCATCCTCGATGACCCCATCAAGGACCGCGTCGAAGCCGATTCTCCGACTACCCGCAACAAGCTCTGGACCTGGTACACCCAGGTCATCAAATCCCGGCTTCTCACCTCGAAAGGCTGGATCGTAATCATCCAGACCCGCTGGCACGAGGACGACCTTGTCGGCAGGCTCACCGATCCGACCAATGTCCACTACAACGAGGCCGAGGCTCGTAAATGGCGCATTATCGATCTGCCCGCTCTCGCTCGGGAGAATGATCCGATCGGGCGCAAACCAGGACAGGCTCTGTGGCCGGCGCGCTTTCCCAAATCCTACCTCGAAGAGATGCGTGAGGGCGATTCGCGTGGATTTCAGGCGCTCTACCAGGGCTCGCCGACGCCGGAGAAGGGGCACTTCTTCGATGGAGACCGGATCAAGCTCTACCATAAGCAGAGCGACCTTCCCGCCAAGGAGACCCTGCGGTTCTACGCGGCAAGCGACCACGCCGTCTCCACCCGTCAGGACGCCGACAAGACCTGCATGGGCGTGGTCGGCATCGATCCAGATGACAATATCTGGCTGATGCCCGAGCTGGTCTGGGGCCGCTATCCGACCGATCGGATTGTCGAATTGATGATCGACATGATGGCCAAGTACAAGCCGGTGTTCTGGTGGGCGGAGAAGGGGCATATCAGTAAGTCCATCGGGCCATTCCTGCGCAAACGCATGCTCGAACGCCAGACATTCGCGGCCGTCTATGAAATGACGCCCTCGACCGACAAGCAGTCCAGGGCTCAGGCCATCCAGGCTCGTATCAGCATGGGCAAGGTCTATATGCCCAGTTTCGCGCCCTGGTGGGGCGAGGCTCGCAACGAACTCCTGAAATTTCCCTTCGGCACCCACGATGACTTCGTGGATTTCCTGAGCTGGATCGGCATCGGTCTGGTATTGCAGGTGCCGAGGGCTCCGCGCAAGTCCGAGAGCAAGGCGCCGAAAGTGGGCACCCTCGGCTGGCTCAAGGACGAGTCCAAGCGCCAGAAGCGCGAGGAACAAGCTGTCAAGAATGGAGGCTGGTAGAAATGGCCAATTTCGGTACCCCGCCTTCAGGTCCGACCGTGACGCCTGACGAGCCCGATGTAGCTGGCATGCCGGACGAGGCCGATCCGGGTCTTGTCGATGCCCTCAGCCAGCCCACCAGGCCCGGCAAGGTGGTCTCCCGCGAGGCTCCGGAGCCCGACGAGAAGCGCGCCGCCCTGGTCAAGTCGATCACTTCGATGATTAAACAGGCCAAGACGCACTGGGATAAGACCTTCCGCAAGATGGAGATGCATCAGAAGTTCGCGGCCGGCATCCAGTGGCCGCAAGAGACCAAGATCGAGGCTTTCAACGACGACAAGAACGATCTCTACATCGCGAATATCACTCTCAGGCATATCCAGCAGCGCGTGGCTGTCACTTATGCCAAGAACCCCAAGGCCGTGGCCAAGAGGCGCCACCGGCTGTTGGCGACGGTCTGGGACGGCTCGATGCAGACGCTGTCACAAGCGACAGCGATCCTCCAGCAGGCCGACCAGGCTCAGAAGATGATCCAGGCCGGCGTGATGATGGGATTGGCTTCTGCGGCCTCCGGGGTGCCGATTTCGGCAATTCCGCTCGCTCTTGGAGCCCGGGGCGCCCCCGGCATCGTTCCGACCGAGCCCGGCACCTCTTCCGGTGTCGCGGCAGCCGCCGCTGGAGTTCCAGGGGGCGATGGCGGGCCATCTTCGCCTGGCCCGGGCTTGCCTCCAGGAGGGCCTCCGGGTGCCCCTGCGCCCGGAGGTTCCCCCATGCCGGGCATGCCTCAGAGCCCGCTGCCGGGCCACTTGCCACCTCATGGCATGCCGCCTCCGAATGGTCAGATGATGCCGCCGCCTCCCGGTATCCCGTCCCCCGGTGGCGCTCCCCCAGACGCCACCGCGTCGATGGGGCCACCGGGACCGGGTCCTGGCCCAGCGCCCTCTCCGCTGGGCCAGAATCCGATGATCCCGGGCATGCCGAACATGCCCGATCCGCAGATGATCGCCGACGCCACCGCGATCGTCCAGGACGCGCAATCGGTGAAGGCGACGATCGATCAGCTCAACAAGATCGGTAAGACCCTCGAACTTCTTTATGAGTACGAGATCGATGAACAGCAGCAGCCGTTCAAGTCGATGATGAAGATGACTGTCCGCAGAGCCGCGACCTCTGGCGTGGGTTGGATCAAGCTTGGCTTCCAGCGCGTCATGCAGCCGTCCCCCAACAAGGACTCGCGTATCGCCGATATCCAGGCCCAGCTCGAACTCACCAGGCGCATCTCTGCCGACCTCGCTGACGATGACGCCGATCTCGATGACGCCGAAGCCGAACAGCTTCGCCTCACCATGGCCTCTATCAGCAAGGAACAGGACGTCGTCATTCGCGAGGGCCTGATGTTCTCGTGGCCCAAGCCCACGGCGATCATCCCCGATCCGCGCGTGATCCAGCTTCGCGACTTCCTTGGAGCCTCATGGGTAGCCGAGGAGTATTGTCTCACGCCTAACGAGGTCCAGGAGACTTACGGTGTTGACGTCGAATCCTCCTACACCTCTTACACCCGCACCGATACCGGCACCGACTACGAACGCGCCTATGTCGAATGGCAATCGGGTATCAAGGGCGCCGATGACGCTGGAATTTCCAAGGGAGATTCCGGAAATTGCCTTGTCTGGGAGTTTTATAACAAGCGGGACGGTCTGGTTTATGTCCTATGCGACGGATGGAAGGATTTCCTTAGAGAGCCTGCCGCCCCAGAGACTTATACCGACCGATTCTGGCCCTGGTTCCTCGTCGCCTTCAACGAGTGCGACGGCACCGCCTATCCCCAGTCTGACGTCAATCTTGTCAAGCCCATGCAGCTTGAGCTTAACCGATCTCGCCAAGGTCTGCGTGAGCATCGTTTCGCCAACAGGCCCAAGACCGCCTACGCCGAGGGCGCTCTTTCGCCGGAAGATGTGCAAGCCTTCCAGACGCATCCGGTCAACGCGCTGATCGCGGTCTCCGGGCTCCAGCCCGGTCAGGATATCAACCAGTTGATCTCTGGCGTGAAAGGTGTCCCCGTCGATCCCAACCTCTATGAAGTCAATCCGATCTTCCAGGATCTCCTGCGCGTGATTGGCGATCAGCAGACCGATCTCGGTGGCATGTCCAACTCGACCGCGACGGAGACCAATATCGCGGCTTCCGCCAAGGCCGACGCCCAGGGCTCGGCTTCCGACGATCTTGACGACACTCTCACCGCTCTCGCCCGGGCCGCGAGCCAGATCCTTCTTCTTAATGTTTCTGCGGATACCGTGAAGGAAATCGTCGGTCCCGGCGCCGTCTGGCCCGAACTGACCAAGGCGCAAGTGGCGAAAGATATCTATCTCGACGTCGAGGCGGGCTCTTCCGGCAGGCCGAACCAGGCCCAGGAACTTCAGAACTTCGAGCGCCTCGCCCCGATTCTGATGCAGATCCCGGGCATCACGCCGACCTGGATGGCCAAGCAGGCGATCGGTCGCCTGGACGACGATATCGACGTCTCCGAGGCGGTCTCCGATGGAGCCCCGAGTATCCTCCAGATGAATGGCGTCCAGCCAGGCATGTCCCAGGCCCCTGGCGGGCCAAATCCAGCGCTCCAGGGCGCCGCCGGCCCACAAGGCGCTACCGGAGCCCCAGGGCCTCCGGCGCCGAGCCCGTCAGCGCCTAGTGTAATGCAGGCTCAACCATCCCAGAATGGACTGCCGAACTGATCTGTGCCTATAAATCGACAGGAGAGCCCAAGTCCCAATGGCACCAACCTCTGACCTTAATGCCTCCGAGAACTTCGATGGACCCTCCAGCCAAGCGCCGGAGACTTCATCGCCTGCCGTGGAGACCACGCCAAGCGCGCCCTCCCCGGAGCCTTCCAGTACCCCATCTACCGAAGTCAAGCCGGGAGAAGCCAAGGAAACCCTCCTCGACGCCGTCCTCAAGGTGGTTCCGACCACGCCCGAGGAAGACGTCCTGGGCAGGTCCAAGGACGCGGACCCGGACGCGAAGCCCGAAACCGAGGATCAGGCTGGCAAGAAACCAGACGAGCCCGAGGACACCACAACTGACGAGGACGACGAGAAAGCCGCTGCCGAAGCAGCTAATCCCGCCACTCGAAAGAAGATCAACAAGCTGCTGAAGCAGCGGCACGAGCTTCGCAACGAAGTTGCGTCTCTCAGGCCGACTGCCCAGATCGGCGGCGAACTCCAGACGTTCGCGACCACAAATGACCTGTCGGGTGATGACATCATCATGACCCTGAACATGGCAGCCGCCCTCCGGAGAGGCGACTATCATTCGTTCTACCAGGCCGTGGCTCCGTTCGTTCGCAAGGCTCAGGAATATCTCGGGGTAGTACTTCCCGAAGATCTGAACCAGCGCGTCCAGCAGGGGCATATGACGTCCCAGGCTGCTGCGGAGTTCGCACGGACCCGCTTCGACAAGGAGCTGGCCGATGCGCGAGTCCAGGATTCCCAGATTGCCCAGAGCAATTCGGGGCTCCAGGCTCTGCAAGCCGATATCCAGCGTGGTGTCACCGCTCTCGAAGGTAGATTTGCCGCGAGCGACCCCGACTATAAGGCAAAGGCCGGCCAAGTTCGCCGGATGGCGCAAGCCCTGCTGTTCGAGCATGGCGGTAAGATCTCTTCGTTGCAGGAGGCCATGGACATCACCAGGGCCGCCTATGCCGAAGTCAACAAGACCTTCCGCCAGCTCCAGCCAGCACCGCGTGCGACCAATCCAGTGCCCAATGGCTATGGTACATCGCCTGCCGTTCGTCGCGAGCCCACGACCTTGATGGAAGCGGCCCTCCAGGGCCTGGCGGCTTCGCGGCGCGGCTAACGGGAGCATCCCGATGGCTTTCACAGCCGGGGAAATCCAGAACATCGCCAATGCGGCACTGGATTTCTACCTCAATAAGGGCGACCAGTTTCGCCAGACTATCCAATCGCGCCCTTTATGGGACAAACTAAGTGCGAAGAAGAAATTCTTCCCTGGTGGCAAGGGCAATATTTCTCTTGCCGTCTCTGGAGCCTTCGGCGACGGCTCTGGAAACGACGTGGTCAAGGGTTACACCCACAACGATACGGTCGTCTTCTACACAGCGGCCAACATCAAGCGGGCGGCCTACCCCTGGCGCGAACATCATCTGGGTATCACCCTTACCCATACCGAGCTGAAAATCGATGGCATCTCCGTCGTAGATCCAGGCTCGAACGGCGAGAAGACCTCCAACCACTCCGGTCGTGAAATGACCGTGCTGGTTGGCCTCCTGGAAGACAAGCTCTTCGATCTTGGTGAAAACTACGCCAGAGGCATGAATAAGCTTGCCTATGGCGACGGCACAGCAGACCCGAAGGCCATGGCCGGGCTCGGATTGCTGGTGGCTGACGACCCATCCGTGGGCGTTGTGGGCGGTCTAGACCGCGCCAACGCGGCTTACACATGGTGGCGTAACAGAGCCTACACCGCTGCATTCGGAGCGAAAGTCACCGGCACTCCTGCCCTCTCGGCATGGGGTGGTGGTCCCATTACTTCCGACGTGGCGGACGGCGGCGCTCTTCTCACTGCCTTGCAGACGATGAAGCGCCAATTGACCAGGTACGGGGGTGAGCCGGATACCTTCGTCGCGGGCTCTGACTTCATAGCCGCGATGGAGAAGGAGATCCGGGCCAACGGCAACTACTCCATGACTGGCTTCACCAAGAACCAGGACGGCAGCATGGGCGATATGTATTTCGCGGGCTCGGAGATCGTCTACGATCCGACCCTCGATGACCTCGCCCATTCGAAGCGGGCCTATTGGCTCGATCTCAAGAAGATCGGGCTGATGCCGATGGAAGACGAGTGGATGCACCAGCATACCCCGGCGCGTCCGGCGAACCAGTTTATAATGAACCGCTCAATTACGTCAACCATGCAAATGGTTGGAAAGCAATTCAATTCCAGCGCTGTGATTGACATTGCTTGATAAACTGAATAAACTAGGGGCTCTGAAAGGAGCCCCTAGATGTTTAAATGCAAAGTCTGTTCTAGAGAGTTTGAAGACGCAATGCGCGCCGGATCAAACCTTACTTGCAAGCCTTGTAAAGCCACTTACCTCAAGGAGTGGCGAGAACGTAATCCCGGTTATATGAAGGCCCATAACGACCGGTATAACAAAGTTCACCGAGACGAGATTCGCTTACGGCAGTCGGTTTATTATTCAGATCCTGAAAATCAGGCAAAGGCGAAGGCTCGAAATAAAGTTCGCTGGGAGACCAAGCGTGCAGAAATCGAAGCTTGGGAAGCGGTCAATAAAGCGAAGCGGCAACGCCAACGTCGGCAGCGCCACAATGAGCGAATGCAAACTGACGCGATCTACGCGGCTAAACACCGGGCATTTGTACGGGAGACCAAGCGGTTGCGAGACGTTATCCGAACCTCGCAGCTTGCTCGATACTTTAAGATTGAGATTGACGCTTTCTACGCCAACTGTCCTCCAGGACATGAGGTAGATCATATCGAGCCCTTGCTGCGATCGGACGCCATGGGGCTCCATGTTCCATGGAATTTGCAGTACCTTCGCAAGCGCGACAATCGGGTCAAGGGAAACAGGGAGTTATCGTGATGCACTTCTGCACCGCTAAGGTCGCCATTGCCGGCGACGATCAGCAGGTGGTCCACCGTAACCACTACAGCCCGATTTCCTGGCCCGAGATTGAAGTCCTGCTCGTCCTGCATGGCGACGGCGCGGTCGGCGAAATCATCCCCTTCGTGGACGTCGAGTTCACGGCTCGCGAGGAGCGCGACCGGCTCGATCGCATCTATGGCGAAGACGTGGTTTCCAAGGGCGATTCCAATCGCGCCGCCGTCTATCCGGGGCGCAATCCCAACATGAACATGCTGGCGCCGAGTTTCACCCGCGCGGTCGGCACGCGCTGGAAGAACCCGATCTCGGGCAGGATGGAGATCGTCACTGAAGATGGTTCCGACGTGCTTCCCAACACGCCGCTCACGCGGGATTCGCGCCAACCGACGATGGTGCAGATGGTGTCAGTCCCGGCGCAGGTCTCCAGCCCGATGGAGGTAGTCGGCGATCCGCGTCCCGCGACGGTGGAGCCTCCTCGCAGCAAGGGCTCCAGGTCCCAGAAGTATAACGACGATTCCGATACGCCCTTCGCCTGACCCAGGAGAGCCCCCATGGCGACCGACACGCTCTCGAACATGGTGCGAAACCTCAAATCCGAAATTGGGGCCGCGCTGTCGATCGCCCAGGGCCAGAACCAGCTCAGTACGCTCCAGTACCTGTTGCAGCGCACTCAGATCGAGCTATGGACGGCCTTCACCTGGCCCGACCTCAAGGTCCGCGTCAACACACCAACGGCTGCCGGGCAGTACAAATATCCCTACACGCCGGCCATGGGCTTCGATCAGATCCGCGAGACCTGGTGGGCTCAGGCCAATTCCTCGGAATGGACCGAGGTCGGTTATGGCATCGCCGAATACATGATCAGGGGTGATGACACCAATTCGATGGCTGGCGACCCCGTGCAGTTCTGGGACGTGGCGGATACCGCGAACTTTCGAGTGTGGCCCACTCCAGCGAGCGTTGGCTATGTGCGTTTCATCGGCAACAAGGCTCTGGCGCCCTTCATCCTCGATACCGACGTCAGCACCATTGATTCCACCGTGATCACCATGTTCGCGGGTGCCGAACTTCTCGCTCGGGCCAAGGCGGCGGACGCCCAGACCAAGCTCCAGAAGGCGCAGAGGCACCTGCTGAAGCTGCTCGGCAACAAGACTTCGGCCAAGAACAAGGTCTCGACCCTGGGAGGCTTCGCCGGCAGGCCGAGACCGACTCCATACCTTGATTTTTTACCTACGTTTAACTAGAAATAGCCGATGGAAAATTGGCTCCCCCTACCGGGCTTTGAAGGTCGCTATGAAGTCAGTGACCTCGGGCGTGTTAAGTCTCTTCCAAGCGGTCGCATTCTCGGGCAAGCATCCACTGCTGGCTATCGTGCTGTGAATCTCCGGCATGGGAAATTTCGACAACCCGCTTGTGTCCATCGGCTCGTCATGCGGGCTTTCGTCGGGCTGCCGCCGCCAAAGCACGAGGTTCGCCATCTCGATGGAGACCGGGCGAACAACGTTCTCTCGAACCTGCGCTATGGCACTCGATCTGAGAACTGTATTGATATGATTGCGCATGGCCGCAGTCGAAATAAGATGAGCCCGGATACCGCTAGAGCCATATTGGCGTGGCCGCGAGGAAAACGCGGGCTCTACGCAGCATTTCCAGAAGTAACTTGGCCTACTATAGATGCTATTCGCAGCCGTTATATATGGAAACATCTATGACGGAGGTATCATAGTAATGTACTTCATGATCGACAATTTCGCGGCGGGGCTCGATACGCGCAAGTCGGCTCTGACTTCGCCGCCGGGGGTGCTGACCTCGCTGATCAACGCCACCGTCACACCCGGAGGCGAAATCAGGAAGCGCATGGCCTTCACCAAGGTGGCCACGCTCACCGGGACATTCGGCCTCGCCGGCACTGAAAGCGTCCTGCATTTCTTCACCCGCAACGTCGCTCCGGGTGGAGGGCTCCCGGCCAACATCGCTGGAACCGCCGCGATCTACGACAGGATTCCGAACGCCAGCGCCACCCTCAAGCAGACCGATTACGACAACTACGATGGTAATATCTATCTGGTCTGCCAGGACACCGCGCTCACCGGCAACGCCGCCAATCCGCACTACTACGCCAACGTCGCCACCGACGCGGCGGGGAAGGGCTTCTATATCAAGACCTACCAGTCCAAGGTCTATGGCGTGGCCGGGAAATACCTCAATTACAGCACCGCCAACGACCCGACCAACTGGACCACGGGCACGGGCGCTGGCTTCCACAACCTTGCGAAAGAGGACTCCAAATCGGAGGTGCTGACTTCGCTGGAAGTCTATTACGACAAGATGGCGATCTTCTCGACCGAAGCGGCCCAGCTCTGGACCGTCGATCCTGATCCCAACCAGACCGTCTACGATCAGCTCCTCAGAGGCGCGGGCACGGTCGCGCCAAGATCGGCACTCCAGTACGGCTCTGGAGACGTCTTATATCTCTCGACCTCCGGCATCCGCTCCCTGAAGGCTCGTGACGCCTCGAACTCGGCGGCGGTCTCCGATATCGGCTCACCCGTGGATGGTATTATTCGTAATATCGTCCGCACCAACGGCCAAGCCTACGCTAACGCGGCGGTCGCGCTGCTGGAGCCCGTCGTAGGACGATTCTGGATGGTGTTTCCGACCCAGATCCTGGTCTTATCCTACTTCCCGGGACCGAAGATCACCGCCTGGAGCCTCTACACCCTGCCGTTCACGGTGGATTACGCCGACACCTGCAATAACCGCATCTGGCTGCGCTCGGGCGATGACCTCTACCTCTATGGCGGCCCATCCAACACGGACCTCGACAATTGCGGCGTCTCCGTGATCATGCCCTATCTCGATGGCGGCAAGCCCGGGCACAAGAAGCAGTTCATGGCTGTTGACGCTACTGTCTCGGGTAACTGGACCATGAAGGTCTCCTACGACTTCGCCAACCCCAACAACGAGGAGACCGTCGCCACCCTGTCGGCACCGACCTGGAACGACGGCACTTGTGAACTCGCCGGCTACGGCTCCCATGTCTCGCTACGCATGTACAACAACGACGCCGGAGACGCCGTGCTCTCGAACATGGCCATCCATTTCAACATGGCCGAGGATGAAGATTAAGGAGCCCAGTTTCGAGGAGATCTACCATGTCGCCAAGCACTTACGACCGGAGGACAGAACTGAGCTTGCCCTCACCCGGCCTGACATGGACCCGCTCATGCTCGCCATTGACGCCTGGTTGGCCGAATACGCCTGGGTGGCGCTTACCGGTGACGGCGAGCCCGCCATGGTGTTCGGCTGGCACCGCTTTCAGGGCGTGGCAGCCCAGCTCTGGGCCTTCGCTACCGATCGGGACCGCGCTGTCCTGGCTGGTGTGACAAAGCACATCATAAGGGTTATTGTGCCCGCGTTTCCAGCTCTGGGAATCATCAGGACTTTCTGCTTCATCCAGCCCGAGAACCACCGTTTCATCCGCTGGCTGACATTCTTGGGCCTGGAGCCCGAGGCCACCATCTCCGATCTTGGCGCGGGGCGACAGGGATCATTGATCCTGTACGCGAGGAGCCACGATGCTGGAGACCATTCATCACAGAGCCGTAGCCAAGAGCCTGCACAACCTCGACATTGTGCTGGCGGGCTCCAGTGATACCGACGAGCTGGACGAACTCTTTCAGCGCTTCTTCGCCGAGGCCGGTTATGCCTCCAGGGGCATCGTCTACAGCTCCGACAAAGCCCGAGCCTGGATCCACGAAGCCATCAGCTTCTGCCATTGCCCCCATATCATCGCCCGCATCGACAACAAGATCGTCGGAGTGCTGTCCTACAGCCTCGATGACACCTTCTGTGAGAAGCCGATCGCGGTGATGCACGTCTTCTATGTCGTACCCGAACATCGCAAATCGGCCCTGGGCCGGATGCTGCTTCAGTTCGCGCTAGACCTCGCCACGACCGTCGATGAGGCTTGCGCTTTCCACGCGCCGGTCGCTTCGGAAGTGGGCGACGTGGCGAGCCTGGTCAATCTGTTTCAGAAGGCCGGGTTCACGGCCGTCGGCTTCATTGCCGGCAAAGCACTCTAGGAGGCTAAATTGGGCGGTAAGAGTGGAGCCAGCGACCAGGCCGCAGCGCAACAGAATGCCCAGCAGCAAGATGCCGCCAACGCCAGAGCCCAGGAGCAAGCTCGGCAGGATCGCATCAACACCAGCATGGGCAACATCAGGAACGCCTTCGAGGGCTCGCCAGTGATGGCGAACAAGTCCCAGGCTTTCGACTGGGGCAACTGGGGCAAGCAGACCTCACAGTTCGGGGATTATTCCAAGGCCGGCGGCCAGATCGATGGGACGCAGGTGCCGGGAATGCCCGCCGGCTACACCTACAAGGTCATTCCGGGTACGGGCGGCGCCACCACGGTCGCCGCGCCCGGGCAGGCCGGAGGCCCGGCAGCAACGGGCTCCACGCCCTACGCCAACACCGTAGGCAACGCCGGTATGCGCGCGGCGGGCAATGTCAGCACCAACCCCAACCAGCCCAATTATACCAATAGTGCGGCGTCTCCAGGGATTGCCGGCATGGGCGGCGGGACTACCACGACAGCGGGGACCCCAACCAGCTATGGCATCGTCGGCCCGGACGGCAAGGTCTACAAGCAGGGTGACGCCCTGAGCTACAACACCAGTGTGGACACCGGTCAGCGCACGGGCGGCTTCGGCGATGATTTCTACAACAAGCAGAAGCAGGCTGTGCTGGACTACTACACTCCCCAGGTGAACGACCAGTACCAGAAGGCTCGCGACCAGACACTCTTTGCTGAGGCCAGGGCGGGCTCCCTGGGCTCCCGGGTCTCGACCCTCAACACTGCCGACCTCGCCAAGCAGTATGGCGTCAACATGGCTGACGTTCGCAACAAGGCGGACCAGGCTGCCGCCAACGAGCGCGCCAATGTCGCGGCGACGAGATCCAAGCTGGAATCGCAGGCTCTGGCCGGCGAAGACCCCGACACCGCCGCCAGTCAGGCCGTCAACGCCAGCCGGAATATCTCGCTGGATCAGCCCAGTACCTCGGCCCTGGGCAACATCTTCCAGCTCGCCACCATCGGCGGCGCCAATGTGCTCAAGGGCTACAACAACGCGAAACTGGCGAACAGCTTCAGCAGTGACGGTAGCCTGCCGACTTCGTCCGGTCGTCCTATTAGCTAAGGAGCCTTGAGATGTGCGACCCGACCGTCCTTGCCGTTGCCAGCACCGTCGCGGGTATCGCCGGGCAGGGCTATAACATGTATTCCCAGAATCAGGCTCAGAACGAGCAGACCAAGGCGTACAATTCCTGGCAACAGCAAGAGCAGCGCAACAAGCAGCTCGAAGCCCAGCGCCAGGACGAATTGCGCCAGAAGTCCAGCGCCGCTGTCGATCAGGCCACCACGGATCTCGGAGCCCAGAACACCCAGGCGGCCCAGGCTGACGAGCAGGCGCGGCTCAATGCCTATCTCAAGGGCCAAGGTCCGGCCTCGACCTCGACGCCACTGGCGACCGATCCGAAGGCTCCCACTTCGGTCGCCGACATGGCCCTCTCCGGCGAATACAAGGGCGGCCCGAGCATGATTGGCGACCAGTTCGAGACCGAACTGGCGAAACAACTCCACAATGCCAACGCCAGCGTCTCTCAACGTATTGGAGCCATGGCCACCCTCGGCTCCTATGGCGGCTCCTTCGGCGGCATCGATAATCGCAACGCCGGTATTCTGGCGAAGTCAGGCTCGGCCATCGACGTCGCCAACAATCTGCGCAAGGCTTCGCTTGGCGCGTTCGGCACCGAGCAGGCTGTCAACCCGTTGCAGATCGGTTACACGCCTTCGCCCGTGGGAGATCTCTCCAGCATGGCCCTGGGCTTCGGTTCGCAGGGGCTCGGCAAGATGTTCGCGGGCTCGGCTACCACGCCTACGGGCAAGGCAACCACGGCACCGAAGATCGTTGGGCCGAACCTGCCGGCGCCCGCGATCAATGGCAACATCAATTACGGCGTGGGCGGCGGCGCCTACCTCTATTAAGGACATGCCCTGATGGCTTCCATCGGCCTCAAGATCAACGACAGCTCGGGCTCGGGGATCAGCTCCGGCGTGGCCGACGTGTTCGCCAAGGCTCTGTTTGGCGATCCCGAAGCCGCCGCCAAGGTGGCGTTGGCCAAGGCTCAGATCGCGAACTACGGGGCTTCCACCAGCAAGACGCTCTCCGATATAGACGTCAACAAGGCCCAGATTTCGAACTTCGCCGAGAACCAGCGCAAGCTTCAGGCCGAAGAAGGAAACCTGAACTCTTCGGCTGCCAAGTCTCAGAGCGAGATGAAGATCGCCCAGGAGAAGCAGGACGCTCTTAATGCTGGAGCCCAGCCGCTGGCTGATATCTATACCTCGCAGCTCAACGCCCCCAAGCCGGTGATGACGCCACGGCCTCCGGAGATGATGGGGCGCATGCCCGATCTCGCCGTGGTCGATCCGGTGGCGCAATCGCGCTACGACGCCGCCAAGGCCGGCGCGCTGCCGCTGGCTCGCGCCACCCTGCTCAATTCCGGCACCGATCCGGCGGGACAGATGGGCAAGTTCGAAGGCCAGGCCGGGCTCTTGACGCCAGATCCGAGTGGAAATCTACGACCCTCGGAGACCCTCTACACCGGAACAGTTCCGACCAAGGACACGGTCGGAGCCGTTGGAGACACTGCCGGCACGGCCGCCAATATCGCCATCGAGCAGAACAAGCCCCAGTCTGCCCAGATCGTTGAGGACAAGGCTGGCAACAGATATCAGCTCATCAAGGGCGCTGATAACCGGGTCACGGCGGTGCCGATTCCGGGTATGGCGCCAGCAGTCGCCGATCCGACCAGCGATGCCGAAGTCCAGAAGCGGATCGACAACATCAACTCGATACTCCGCAACAATCCCAACCCTGATATCACGCCGGACCAGGCGGCGCAGTACGCCACCGATATCAACAGGCGCATCGGCACCGAAACCCTTACCAAGGTCGATGATAAGGGGAACGAAGTATCCTATGAAACCTACAAAGCCTTGCCCCAGGGCACGGCCAGGCCCGAGGACGTCTGGAACCTCGCCGGCAAGCACAATCAGCAGACGCAGGCGCAACCCACGGCTCAACCCACGGCGCAGACCGTAGGCGGGCAGACACTCGGGGCTCCCGTGCCGATCACGCGCAGCTCCACGCCCTTGCCGGACGTGCCCACTGCCGCCGTGCGCCAGGCTTCGATGCCGGTGCCGGTGCAGATGTTCGATCCCGCGACCGCCGGGGCGCCAACCCCTGGTGCCGCCGGGGCTCCGCCCGCCAATCCGTGGCCCCTGGTTCCGAGCATTCCGGGCGTGGTGCCGCCTTCGGGCTCGCTCCTGCCGGTGGCTCCGACCGCGCTCACGCCACCTCCCGCAGCGCAAGCCGCGCCGGCCGCGCCAGTGGTGCCGCCTGTGCAAACCAACGAACGCATCACCAAGGTGAAGCCAGCCGACGCCTCGCTCAACGCCGAGTTCGCCTCTAAATCCCGTGGCTTCGCCATTCGCATGGCTGATGCCGTGCCCTTCTTCGTGGGTATCAAGCCTGAGAATATTCCGAGTGTCATAAGCACTATCGCGAACATACCGGGCGACAGTATCCCCCTCGACCTGATCCTGCATAAGTTCGATAAGGACCCCGCCGCCAAGACTTATGTCCAGAAGGCTCTGGCAGCGGCGTTCCCAGGATTGCGCTTTGACTCTGGCGCCGCCATCAGCAGGGAGGAAATCTCTTCAGCCCTGGCCACCGAAATTCCGATGCCCGGCGACGACCAGCGCACCATCGATGCCAAGACTTCGGCGATGGCCGCTCATCTCAGAGGTATCCTCGGCACGGGTTATGGCTTGAACTCCGACGCCTATAACAACTTTAAGGATACCCTTAGGGGCCGGGGTTACGATCTCGATTACCATGACACTTCGAAGGCTACCGATGTCGTCTTCGATCAGAATACCGGAGCCGTCAAGTCCAGCGCGCCCGGATCGGGCGTGCCGGTCACGGCGCCCCCGCCGCCAGCGGCAGCACCGATCGCAACGCCAGCGAACACGCCAGTAGCGCCAGCCAGCCCGACCGCGCCAGCAGCGCCGGCCACGCCAGTGACGTCATCGGCGGCGCCACCAGTAGCGCCTGCTGCGCCCGCTGCGCCCGCTGCGCCCGCTGCGCCCCCGACGGTGTCTGTAAACCCGAAGACCGGCAATAAAATTTCTGCCAAGCATAAAGCTTTGTTCGATGAACTCGGCATAGAGGCTCCCTAGCCATGTCAGCCTACGACAACTACATGACGGCCGCGCAAGAGGCTCGGGACCGGGGTGACAAGGCCGCCGCCGGAAACTTCCTGGCTCTGGCCAAGCAAGCCTATGACCCCGCCAAGGATGGGGCTTCCGACGAGCCCCAGGCTCCCGCCCAGATCCATGGCGGGGGCCTGGGGCTCGCCCAGGACCAGGATCAGGGGCAGACACCAGGCCAGGGAGGCTCCAGCACCACGCCCACGGCACCGGTCCAGGTTCCGGCTTTCGGCAAGCAGCAAGCAGTTGACCAGGCTGTCAACACTGGAGCCACGCCACAGACGCATTTCTACACTGGCGCCGAGGAGTTCGCCAAGGGCGTGCCGCAAGGGGCTCTATCGGTCGGCGACATGCCGCATGATTTCGTCAGCATGGCCGACACGGCTCAGGCTGCCGCCCGCAACTGGTGGACCAACGCGGGCCATCCGTCAGAAGACCTCAGTCTTGGCGCTGGTGACTACGTTCCCGCGCTCGGCTGGGCCGACAAATACGCCAAGGCCGTGCCGGTGACGCCAGGCTACGAGGGCTATCGCGAGGCCGGCGACACCACTGGGAACTTCCTCACCACCGAGGCTCTGACTGGCGGCTTCGGGGGCGCGATCTCCGGAATCCGCGCTGGCACCAAAGCTGCCGATATCGCGCTTAATGTCGGCAAGAACGTCCTGACGCGCGGCGGCAAAGGCGCCCTTGGCACCATCGGCGGGGGCTATGTCGGCGAGAAGGGCGGCGACCTGGTCGGCATGCCCGAGGAAGGCAAGGTATTTGGCCAGCTTGTTGGCGGCGGCGCACCAGCGATTGTCGAGAACAGAGCCGGCGTCAACGCCATCAAGAACTGGTCCGAGGACGACACCGTGGCCCGCGCCGCAGCCTTCAAGCGGCTCGGTATCAAGCCCAGCATCGGCGCCATCGGCAACGACGCCGCCCGCAATGAAGTCGCGACTTCGATAAGCCAGCGCATTCCCTTCGTCGGTGGCGCCGATCCGAAGGAGAGTTTCCAGCAGCAGATGGCCGGGCTCAACCAGAAGAGCCTGGAGAGCCGTGACGCCGTGCGAGGCACCACGGCTCCGCTCACCGACACCAGCGTCGGCGCCACCGGAGCCCAGGCGCAGGTCGCGGCCAGCGCTGCCGATCGAGCCGCGACGGCACGGCGTGACGCGATATTTGGACAGATCGATCCACGTATGGATACTGACCCTAAGTTGGACGCCAGCGGCACGCTTGGGGCTCTCAACGTCGCCATCAAGGGCTCCCAAGGCGACACCGCGAAGATGCTCGTCAAAGCCCGAGACTCCTTGATAGAGGCCGCGAACAAGTCCGGCTGGGGACCGGCCAGAGCTGGTGGAATGCGTCCGCCCTTGACCCTGACGCCCGATCGGATGCGCAAGTGGAACAGCGATCTCAAGAACATACGCGGAGACGACCCCAATCAGGGGCTGCTGGAGCGCGAACTCAATCCGATTGTCACGCAGGCAACGGCCGACCAGGCTAACCACTTCGCCAAGGTCGGCGGCGATCCCCGTGATTTCTACGCCGCCAACGAAGCCGCCCGGCCCGTCTATGACGACAAGGCCGTGGCCGAGACTGTTCTCGGCACCGAGCCCGCCACCAACCAGGCTCGGTCCTTCGATCAGGTTGCCTCGCCCAAGAACCTTCAGAACCCCGAGCGCATCGCTTCTCTTGGCCGGCAGGCTCCAGCCGAGACCAACCAACTCAAGGGCATGCTGATCCAGCGTGGCTTCATCGATTCCAAGACTGGCCAGGTCTCGCCCAAGACCGGCGAATGGTGGAACTCCCTGCCCGAGGACCAGAGAGTCAATCTTACCAACAACGACCCGGTCACGCGGCAGCAGATGGATGACATTGCCCTGGTCTCCAAGGGAATGAAGATGCCGAGTAACCCATCCATATTCGGGATGCCGGGCGCTGCCGACTATGTGCGAAGCACCCTGGTTGGCGGGGCCACGCATTTCATTCCCGGCCTCGGCGGCGTGATCGCGCCGCTGGTAACGGGCGGTCTCACCATGGGCTATCCCGCCCTGAAGAGCCTGCTTGGCAGTGGCGGCGCGGCTCTCAACGCCATGAAGACCGGCGCCGCCCGCTCCACGGCCTCGACCCTGGCGGCTGCTGCCTCTTCGGCGCGGCAAGCCCAGAAGCCGGGACAATAGATCATGCCCGACACCCGCCAACTCGTCTTCGACATGTTCCGCAGCCTCGGGGTCTCGCCCCAGGCGGCGTTGGGAGCGATGTACTCGTTAGGAGGCGAGAGCGGCGCCGGCTTCAACCCGAAGTCCTATAACCCCAACGACCCGGGCGGCAGCATTGGCATTGGCCAGTGGAACCAGACCCGTAGGGCGGGCCTGGAAGCTCTGGCAGGGCGCATGGGGCTCCGGGCGGACGATCCCGTCGCCCAGGTCGCGTTTCTCAAGCAGGAACTCACAGGCCCTTACAGCGGCGTGCTGGGTATGCTCAAGCAGACCAACGACACCAACGCCGCCGCCCATATCTGGACCAAGGACTACGAGGCTCCAAGGGTCGATAACTCCGAGCAGCGAATAGCCGGCGGGCACAATGTCGGTTCGCTCGATGCCCAGGGGAATTTCGTCCTCGGGTCTCCAGGAGGCATGGTCAACACGGGCTCCAGCGCCGCGCCGTCCCAGACCACGGCAGCCTTGCTGTCCAATGCCGCCGAGCCCCTGACGCTCGCCGACTACACTGGCAAGGCCCAGACCCAACCCGTGCTGGCAACGCCCAAGGTGCAGTCAGCCGGGCTCAGTCCCTCGGCGGTCGATGCCCAGAGCGCCCAAGATAAACAATCCCAGGCGGCCCTGATGGCCTCGATGGCGCAGCTTCCCTCGGCGAGGCCCGCTCCTCAGATGGCACAAGCGCAGATACCCTTGTCGCCTCTGGGAGCCCAGCCCGGAGCCCCACCCGGGGCTCCACCGGGCCAGCTCGCGGATCTCTTCAAGGTTGCTGATATTGGCCAGGCGCCCCAGCTCAAGCGCCCTGGGGCTCAGAGGATCATAGGCTGATGCCGATCGTTCAAGGCCCAGGCTTCAACTCCGGAGGCGTCGATACCAGGCTCCTCGATATCCTCAGCTCGGCCGCCGCGAGCATGCCGGGCGGCTGGACCATCAAGGAGATCTCGGGCAAGCGCGAGGGAGACCCGCGTTTCCATGGCCAAGGGCTGGCGACCGATATCCAGTTGGTGGACCCGAGTGGCAAGGCCATCCCGAACTACCAGAGCGCCGAAGGCTACAACGCCTATCAGAACTTCGCGCATCAGGCCCGCGCCATCCAGATGCAGAAATACCCCGAGCTGGGGAATGCCTTCCGCTGGGGCGGTTACTTCTGGAACGGCGGCCCAGGCAACTACGGCAACGCCGATCTGATGCACTTCGATCTTGGTGGCGATCGCGTCGGCATGGGCGGGGGCTCGTGGGAGGGCGGGCCTTCAGCGCAGATGCGCGCGGCCTACAAGCTAGGCCCTGGTGGCGGCATGACGGGCGTCACCGCGCCAACCCCGGCCGCAGGGGCGGCAGGAGCCCCGGCGCCAGACCAGAATACGATGGCGGGCATGATGGCGGCGGCTGCCGCCAACGATCCCATGACCAGCCTGGCGGACTCGATGGGCGCTGCGGGCTCTGCCACCAAGGGCAACGCCGCCCAGACTGGCTATAATCAACAGGCTCTGGACATGGAGAGCATGCAGGACCGGCAGGCTCAGGCCAATCTCACGGCCTCGATGGGCCAGGCTTACCCGGCATCGCCAGCGGCGCAGGAGCTTGGAGCCCGCTACCAGCAGGCGAAGATGGCCGGAGGCCCCACCGAAGGCGGAGCCCCGCTCGCCGATCTCTTCAAGCTGAAGGACATGGGCCAGGCCAAGCAACTACGAAGAGCCTCCTCGGGCATCGCCGGCATTCAGCCGGCGTCACCCTTCGGCGGGGGTACATCGTAATCGAAGCAGCCTTCGTTGATGGCCCGGGTCAGGCGGTTGTTCACTTGGTTGAGGACGTTGTTGCGAATCATGTGCTGGCCCTCGTGCGCAATGGCGCCGTCGAGTTCCTGCATGGCGGCCACCATCAGGTGCATGCAAGCCGAGCCCAGCACCAGCGTGCCGATTTCCATCGCCAGGAACGACTTCAATACCTCGGAGTCCACCAGGCCGCTGACGTCGGTCAGAGACCGATCGACCTTGTCCCAGGCGTGCGCGATCAGGTCCTGCATGATCTTGCGCTTGCGCGGATCGGGGCCGGTATGCCACTCGGGATCTTTCAACTGCCCGCGCAGGATGGCTTCAATTCGGGCTCGGGTCTTATGCTCTCCCATTGAGGGGGCCTCCTTTAAGTTGGGTGCGGTAACGGCAGTCACGGACGAAGCACGAACAGACGGGGAGTGAATCAGGAAGGTGGACGACGGTTCTTGAACCAGCGCCCGAGCGCAATGCCGACCAGGGTAATGATTACGAAGTAGATGCCGAACCAGAATAGGAACTCGGACATCGAAATCCCCGTAAAAATTTTTTCAGAAATTAAGTTTCCAGATCGTTTTCGACAGCATGACAGAGGAAATCGCAAGCTGGCTGAACTGGATCAGTGGTTGGATAATCCAACGGTATTTCGTCAATGAACGCCCGTTTAGAGTTTATGCGAGTTAAGCGCACCCCAAGGCGTCGAGATAATTCGACCATGCGCCCGAACTCCATAGGGAAATTCTGGCGAACCAGAGCCCAGTAGGACGCCGAGGTCGCCTTGACACAAGGAATGCAATTATTGGTGTGAAACCCCATGGCATACATCGACGGAAGCTCGATGCCGGCACCCTGTACCAGTGCTAGACACGCTGCCTTGGTAAGACTTTTCTCGATCAGAGGCGTGCGAATGGTCATCTCGGGATAGTTGTCACGCAAGCGATCAGCGCGAACCACGTCCTTGGCGTCAGCGGTATAACCGAAGACATGAATGTCGTCTGGCCGCTGCCAGGCCAGCCGTGGCATCAACTTAAGCTCGACAGTGCAGGGTGCGCCACTGATGCCAGCCAGATACTTCCTTCGCTCGAACACATCCCAAGTGTCTGTATAGGTATCCGATCGCAAGTGCTCGATCTTCTGGCCAAACCAGGCTTCACATTCAGTCAGAAACCCCCAGTTATCGATGTGCTCAGAACCAGTTTCGCAATAGGCGATCTCCAACTCTGTCTCAGCGAGCATGAGCTTGGTGGCAACCGCGCTGGCAACGCCGCAGGAGAACCAGGATACCGTGCGTCTCATGTCTCGACTCCAGCGTAGCGAATGATGGGCGGGCCATTCCAGTTCCAGTCCCAGATGAACCAGGAGAAGTTCTCACTCGGGCTGCCGACAGAGCCCTCGATCCACCTTATTCGATCGACCAGGACGACGGTGCCGGCGAAGGTGGCGCTCCCCCCGAACAAATGCCTGCGAGACTTGGCGTGATCGAAATCGCTCTTCAGCAGCGCACAAACTTGCCCGCCATTGGCATAGGTAAGGATGAGGGCATGCTCGATGAACTTCACGGCCGTTCGTCCCCGATCGTCGCCATAGGGTGGATTACAAACCACGGCCACGTCACCGCCCACGGGCAGACGCTGCACTGACAGAAAGTCATGCACGGAACACAGACCAGGGAGGGGTCTGATATCGTTGCTCCAGACGGCTCGGCCGGAGGCCAGGAGGGCTCTGACCATCTTGCCGTTACCGGCTGCCGGCTCGTAAACTGTGCGAACCACGTCATACACGCCAAGTAGCGCCATCGTGACCCAGGCTGGCGTCTCATAGCGATCGTCCTCGATGCGTTCGTAACCAGAATTTCGCTGGCTCATGGTGGGGGTGTCGGCATCGCTGACAACACCAGGGTCCAGAAGATCAGCACGAGCAGGACCCCGGTGACGAGCCCGGCGATCATCGCAATGGCGTTCTCGACCGGGTTATGCTTTGTCATTGGGCAGCACGGGTTCAGCCCAGACCTTCCCGGCTTTAAATCCGGCTCTATAGGCTTGCGCAACGGCCTCGACACTCTGTCTCGTGTTCTTAACAAGATCGACAACATCCGCGATCATCGAGGCTTGATCAGCCCATTCGTCAGAGCCGCCTAAGAGAAGGCTGATTTCCTGAAGCGCCGCTTCAGCCCGACCACGCTTCCTCTCCTCCTCATCCAGCACCATGCGCGCCACAGCCATACGTTCGCTCAGAGCCTTGCGCTTGTCGGAATAGTAATTGGCGTAGCCGCCTTTCGAGACCGTGCTGCCGATCTCGACCAGCAGGTCATCGAGCAATTGCTCGTCAGTCATCTCGGTCATCTTTGGCTTCCTTCGGCTGCGGGCCTTCGATTGCCTCGATCAAGCCTTCGTCTTCGGTAAGACCGCGTTGATTTGGGCAATCTTCGAAGATTGCTGACATCGGCAAATTTGGCGTGCCACATAACCGGCAGGTACCGATGAAGGGACTGCCCTTGGGTGAGGTGCGTTCAAGATTGTGTTTCATTGTGGCGTCTCCTGCCTACCTCTTATGCGCAGTCCGGGCTCTGGCGCCCGCGTGATATAATCGAACGATGAAGCGCCTTGAGAGGCCACTCCGATGAAGACCGCACTACTCGCCGCCGGTACCCTGCTGGTGCTGGCTTTACCCGCCACAGCCGCGCAACAGTCCTGCGCCTGGCGCCTCTTGCCGTTCGAGGTACGACAATGCTTTCCGCTCGTTTCTGGACCCTTCGATCCGGTAGACAACGACATTGGTACCAGCAATGGAGACTTCGGCGGGCGACGAGACAGCAGCAGCTCGAACTCGAACGGCTCAACGCCGAGATCGCCGCAGAGCACGCCGAGCGTCAGCGCGTCTCCGACTACCTCCAGCGCATCAACATCACCGGGGGCGCCTTCCTCGACGCCGACAACTACCGTTAGCAATACCGGCACGCCCACCCAGCAGGGCGCTCCAGGAGGCTCAGGGACGCCACCGGGAGGCGGTGATAACGGCGGGGGCGGCGTGATCAACCCCACTGGTGGAGGCGATGGCAACGGCACGGGCGGGCCTCCTGACGGCGGTGGTGATGGTGACGGCAATCACCAGCATCATGACCATCACCATGATCATGACGGGCACCACGACCATGATTCGCATGGCCACAAGCATGAGCACGAGGGGCATGGGCATGACCATGGCGACCATGACCGGCACGATCATGATCAGCATGACGACGATAATCGCTCGCATGGTCATCAGCATTGATCCTTGATTGTCGGGGGCTCAGGGCTCATCTTTACCCGGCCCCTTGGGCTTGGGCAGTGCCCGATGCTGTGCGGCTTCGGGCTTGCGGGCGTCTCTTGCAACAGGAGGCGCCCGCTTCCGCGACAGTGCATCAAGCACCTTCTCCACCCGTCGCTTGATGGCGTTGGCCTCTTCCTCGGGGCAGCCCATGGCGATCAGCTCCATGGTGTAACGGGAGATGATCTCGTCGCCACCAAGATGGTAGACCGTCGGCAGGGTCTTCACGTAAGCGCGCAGGCCGGCTTTCAGGCCAACCAGCGTAACCTCTGCCGCGTCCGGAAACTCGGCCTCATAGGCGACGACAGCCGCCTTGAGCCCACGCTGGTTAAGTTTGCGAGACATCGTCCGCCACCTTGCGAACGCGATCGACATTGAGATGATCGACGTAGTCCTTGGCGAACTCGGCCGCGAAGGCTCGGTAAGCGATACCATCGACATGGTTGTCCGGATGGCCCGGATCGGTGGCCCGGCGCGCGTCCTTCACCGACTCCAGGATGATCGCAACCTCGTAAGCGGAGACCTCGCGGTCAAGCTTGAAACTGGCGATCGCGGCGGCTCGGGGGAAACTGTTCTCGGAGCCCGTGTCATAGCGCTCGCCGCGCTCGGAGATGGTGCGCGCGACTTCCTGTAGAATCTGCCGATGGTCCATTAGATATCCTTGTGCGGGGGTGCGAGGAAAGTGGACGTCCAGCGCCGATGCTGGCGTTTAGCTCCTAAGAGCTATAGGCCGTCCTGTGTTACCAGCAGGACCATCCACCCGTAGGCTCCCCTCAATCAACCGAAGGGCGCGTCTTCGTCTTCCTCGACGGCGTCGAACGCCTTGGAGGCGGCAACACGACCGTCGATGCGGGGCGCGTCGGACTTGACGATCTGAATATTATTGAGCCCGAAGGATACGCCCTTCTTGCCCGAGTTCGTCCACGCGAACGGCGTGACCTGAGCCCGCACGACCTGGCCGGCGTAAACCTGCGAGGGATCGAGCACGTCCTGAAGGCGCGCGTCAACCACACCGGGTTTCTGCTTGGACCAGGGATTGATGTACATCACGCCATCATCGTAGCCGACATAGTCCTTCTCGCTTGCATCGCGAAACGGCATCGCCACGGTATTCATCTTGACGTCCTGCCCGAACTTGGCACGGGCAGCCTCGATGCAGGCGTTCTGCATCGCCTTGTATTCCTTGCTCTTCTGCTCGGAAACCCCGAACAGGAGCGAGCAGGAGAACACCGGATCGCCATTCTCGGAGCGAGCTTTCGGCGTGAACAAGGTCGGGAAAGAAATAGTCGCGTAGGGGGTAACGAGAGCAGTCATGGTCCTGGTTCCTTGTTGAGTCTAATTACGTTTCAAAGCTTGTCTTTCGACAAAATCAATTAAACACACTTTGAGGGTCAGTTGCAATAGCTGGGCGAGAATTATTTTCTTCCACCAGCGTGGTGCCGGAAGACTCCTTGGCCACGAACGGATCGAGCGTGTCGAGATCGACGCCGTGCTTCTTCATGACCTTCTCCAGCACGCCGAGAGTTTCAACTCTCGTTACCTCGTCCCAGGGAATGCCCTTCTGGATCACGGCGTTCAGAGCCCCGATCTCGTTGATGATCTTGCGCACGGCGCGTTTCGCCACGAGCTTCCAGCCGGGCACCTTGTGGCCATTGTCGATACGGCCGGAGACTTCGGCGCGCACTTTCACGACCCAAGCGTTGATCAGTTCCGCGTGGCTGAGGATATCCCCCAGCTCGGCATCGCTGAAACCCGTGGGGCTCGGCGGCGCGGTGCCGAACGCGACCCTTGCCTTGTCCATCGCCAGATCGGCGAAGGCTCTGCACTCGCCGGCCCTGACGCACCAGCGACAATGTTCGCCAGTGTTCTCGGTGGTATCGTTCGCCGCGAGCCGGTCCATGGCCGGATGGAGAACGTCGGTCTCCCATCGCACGAGATCAGGATAGTCCATGGCGTGGATGCCGATGCCACCGATGCGAGGCTGCACCACCTTGAGCACGACCTCCTTGACCTCGGCGAACGGTCCCAGTTCGTTGATCACGCCGAGCGCGTAAATCTTGAGCTGAGAGCTATCCGGCGAGACCGGCACGCCCTGGCCATATTTGAAATCGGTGATCTTCAGCACGGGCTCTTGGAAAGCATAGTGGTCAACAGTGCCGAACACGTCCTCACCGTCATGGACGATGCCAACCCGGGCCTCGATGCCCACGGCCGAGGCACCCTTGGCCGCGACAGTGCATTCGGTGACATAGGTCTGCACCGCCTGGAGCATTTCCTCGGTGACTTCGATCTGATCGCCCTCAACCAGGATCTTCTGCCCTAACACATAAGTGTTCTGGCCCTTGAGCCTCATTTCCGCAAGCGTATGGGCAGCCGAGCCTTCTCTTGTGTAAGGCGTGCTCTTCCTGACCTTGCCCCGGGCCAGCGTGACTGAGGCAGGGCAATTGATCCAGATACTGGACGACGAGGGGGATGCGTCAGCATGGGCGTTCATGATTTCGGTTCTTCTCTAATACGGTTCAGCCTTGTCTTGCGACAAAATCAATTAGACACGATCGGAACGCCGATTGCAAGTGTCGGCCGAGAATTATTATCCTCGACCAGTCGTCCCGATGGCGTTCTGACCATGGGTGTGGGGCCGTCAGAGACGTTCGAGTACGGAGCCCGCCTCGTGGAGCTGGCCATGTACTCGATGGCGTCCGTGGGGGCTTCGAGGGCTCTGGTGAGGTCGTGAATTTCGTCCCAGTTAACCAGGGGGATGATAGGATCATCAGGCATAGCTTTCACTCCATGGTTGCGAGGGCGTCCGAGATCTGGGCGAAGTTCTCCTCTGGCACGGCGCCGAACGCCTTGGCGCCACCACCGAGATCGTTGAGGATCTTCATCACTTCCTTCTTCCTGTTATCATTATAGAGCGCCTGGAGTTTGGCGACACAACGCACCTTGCGCGCGGCCGGCGTCTCCTCGTTCAGAGCCCCGGGCGCCTCGTCCTTGCTGATCTTGGTGGCGCCGACGCCCTTCTTCCTGGTCGTGCCGATCTTGGTGACAGTGGCGGTCGCCTTGGTCTCTGCTTCCTCGATGGCCTCCTCGGCCTCGGCTGCCGGCGACTCGGGCTCCGGCATTTCGGGCTCGGCACCGTTGGCCTCGTCGGGAATGATGTTGATCCTGGGCTCCCCTGGCCTGGCGTCACGCGCCTTGTTCTTGACCACGACCGTCAAATTCTGAGGCAAGAGTTTCGCCTTGAGTTCTGCGAGCATCTCCTCGATCGAGCGCTCCTCGGCCGGCGCATTCTGCCCGAGCCCGTAAGCCTTGGTCTTGGCCAGCTCGATGATCGAGCTGCTGAGTTCGTCGGCGCTCTCGGCAGTGATGGTAAGAGTCACGTTCATGTCACGGTTTCCTTGGTTTCAAATCGTCGTACAAATTTTTCAATTTTTTAAGTTCAGCCGAATAGATCGCTGAAATCCTGGGTGCGCCGCAGCAAGATGTCTTGCACGCGATCATCGAAGGTCTCGTTCGCGGTCATGAACCAGACTTGCACTGCCGACTTCTGGCCGATCCTATGGATCCTTGATGCCGCCTGGACATTGTCGCCCGGATTGGTGGAGGGCTCGACCATGAAGACGTCGGAGACCTCGAATTTAGGGCCTACAAGCGTCAGGGAAGTGCCAGCAGCCTGAGTCTGGCCGACGAACACCCGATTGGCGCTCTTGGTGAGAAAGGCGTCCACGGCCTCCTCACGCTTGCTCTGGCTATCGCGGCCGTCGATCTTGACCGGGCTGTACTCGGCCATGGCCAACACCAATTGGTCGATCACGCTCTGATGGTGCGCGAACACCACGACCTTGCGGTGGGTGTTATCGAGGACTTCCATGATGGCCTCGACACAGCCGGGCACCTTCGCCACCCCGGTGGCCTGGCGAATGCTGGCGATATGGGCGTCCATGCCCTTGAGAATACCCAAGACCTCGTCGTCACTGGAGCCCGGCGGAATCAGCTTGGTCCAAGCCGCCAATTTGGCCGAGACCGGCACCGGGAAGATATCGAACTTCATGTCGGGAAGTTCTTTCAGAGCGTCTCTCTTGCGTAGGCGAATCATGAATGGCGCCATCCTGGCCTTGAGTTCATCGACGTTCTTGGAGCCCTCGATCGTCTCGATCATGCGGGTGCTCTGCGCCTTGGGGTCGTAGATGCTCTTGGTGACTTTCTCGCAGTAGCGAGCCTCGAACTCGTGCTGCTCCATCACGCGCCCGTCCTTCATACGAATGCAGTCGGGCCAGAACGTTCTCAACACGGGATAGAGTTCCCCCGCGTGATTGGGCGCGGGCGTGCCGGACATGGGCAAGGGCCAACCCAACAGTGGGTGCATGCGCTTGAGGATGCTCTTGGTGCGGATCGCCGCAGGGTTCTTGAGCGCGTGCGCCTCGTCCAGCACCGTCATCTGGAACGGGTTGTTCTCCGATAATTTCTTGATCGCGGCGACATAGTCGTAGCCGCCGTTCTTGGACTGGGAGACGAGCCCATAAGATAGGATGGCGATGCAATCGCCCTTGAGCCTCTGGACGTCCGCGAAGGTCTTGATCAGCACCACGGGCGGCGACTTCGGCCATTCGGCCGCCAGCTCGCGAGCCCACACCAAGCGCCCTATCGCAGGACAAATAATCAGCAGGCGCTTGACGCCTCGGCGCCTGGCCACGCTGATGGCCATGCGGGTCTTGCCGAGCCCCATTTCGAAGGCGAGATAGCTGGGCTCTGTCGCGCGCATGATGCGGCGAACGGCGTCTTCCTGGAATGCGTAAAGCGTCACTTGAAGGTCTCTTGATAATACAGTGCGAGCAGGAGGGCTTCCGCCCGGTTATGATCTTTCTTGAGCCGCAAGTCGGTATTCGGAAACATGGCGATCGCCCGAGCCCGGGATTTCTCGGCATCGGAGTTGAGCCCGAAATGCTTCTTCCACTTGCTGGCTGCGACTTCATGCAGGGGGATATGCAGGCTCTGGACCACGCCTCTCAGCATTCCCACTCCTACCCCGAAGCGAAAGGCGCTACTGACTCCCTGTTTCGGCATTGCCCCAACAGTCTCGATGATGGCGACGTCAGGCAGGTGCGTCAGCAGAATCCGGCAGAATCCGTCAGCGTCCACCTGCTTGTTGGCCACTGGTACATTGGCGCACTCCAACACGTTATCGAAGGGCTCCTCAGTGTTGATCAGCGCATACGCCGCCGAGATCGAGCCAGGATCAATTCCGAGGATCTTCATAATGCCCCCCTGGGCTTTCTGACGTTACGCGGTTGCTTGACTTGCACGCCTCGTATGAGCGTGCGGATATCGCTAATGGCACCGATGGAGACCGCGTACATCAGCAGGATCGGCACCCATCGCCCGGGCACCGAGTTTCTCGTTCTCCAGCCGCGAATCACGCTCTTGGTCGGGGCGTCGAAACCGAAATCCACAATCAGATTATGGACTTCGGTGTCGTTGCCCACGGCCGCTATGAGTTCGCGGTACTTGTAGACAGGATAGTTGCGCTTATAGATCGGCGGTTGATTTGGGCTCTGCGGCATGGGGGAAATTCTCCTCCCCCGTGGATATAACACCCTATACGACAAAATCAACAATTCCAATCGTCGTGATGGTGATGATGGCCACAGCCGCAAATGATCGCGATCAGCAGCACGAGCAGAAAGAAGTGCATCACTGGCCTCCTGTCAGGAAATGGCTGATGTAGGCGAGCAAGGTGAGCCCACCGAAGAAGCCGACAATGATGATGGTCTCCTCCTTCCAGGTGGACTTTACCCATGGCGGCATGCTGCGGTTCCGGGTCCTCTGTTTCTTGTGAGAGCCCGCGCAGACCATGAGCGCGAGCACGAACAGGGTGATCATCCAGGGAGACATGGCTTAACTATCCTCCGGCTCGTTAGAGACCGCGTCCGACAGGAGTTCGAGCAAAGCCTGGACCTTGTTCAGCTCCGCGTTCGCGCGCTCCAGCACGCGCTGGGCGGCGCGCAACTGGCTCTTGGAGAGTTTCAAGAGATCGCTCGCCGCGTGCGCGCCGGAAGCAAGATGCTCATCGATGAGTCCGAGCAGCCGGTGAGACGATTCGATTTCCCTGTCTACGTGCGCCTGGGTCACAGCGATCGAGAGAAGGCGATTAGGCTTGGACATGCGCGGGCTCCTTACTTGACGACGTTGGGGATCTTGGGCGGAGCGCTACGTTCCGCCCAACGATCCGGATGGTTTGCCATGGCGTTGCCGATATTCCAGAGCGCGAGCCCGAATACCGGATTGGCCGCCGAAGGCCAGATCGAAAGCCGGCGCCAGGTATAGCCGCGAGTCACGACCTTGGGCTCGGACAGCGTCAACTGCCGATCGAGCAAGTCGAAGAAGCTGTAAGCCGAGAAGACGTGCCTAAATATTTCCGGAGTCTCAGAACCCTTCTTGTAGATCACCTGTCCGCAGACGATGATGTCGTCCTCGAATTGCGGCGCGTAATGCGCATCCGGCGAAGGCGCACGACCATACTTCGTATAAGTCTCCAACGGCCCGAAGGCGCTCAGGTCCGGTCCCGGCAGGGTGTGCTCCATTACCCGAGCCGACACCGGAACCGGTGCCGAAATCGCTGGAGCCCCCTTCAATTCCCGCCACAGCCGCAAAGCCGCATGCGAAGCATCATAGGGCTTATCGGCCTTCAAGCGCTTGTCGATCTCGGCCAGCACGGACAAGTCACCAAGCAAGGCATTCAAGCCGGAAACGGTCTCCGGATAGTTTCGCGCGGTGACAAAGCCACGAGGCAGATCCGGAAAGAACATCGCGCAACCAAATTCCGGATTCTGCTGATGCCCAGCACCAGCAACGCCCGTACGCAACTCGGCTGCCATGCGCTTGATAGCGGCAACCCCGCCGCCAGGCTTGCTCGCCAGCTTGGTCAGCACCGCCAGAGCCCTGCCGCCCTTGGGCATGAAGCCCTTGACCAGGAGCCCGTCCGCGTTGTGCTTGCCCATAATCGCGGCAAGCTTGAGTGGCCGGCCACCGATTGGTATCGCCGGAGCCGGAACCGAACCAAGATGTCCGATCGAATCGTCAATTTCAGATTTCTCGACCGTGGTTTCTGGCGGACTGGGTATATCCGTCGGGTTCGTCAATGACGAACCTGACGGATTATTCGACGGATCATCAACTGGATGGTCCATCTCGGCTTCGGCATTGTAGTTCTTCGGCTTGATATTTCTATGCGCCAGGATTTCCGGAAGCTTTCCCTTTACCATGTCTCGGAGCCTCCCCTTTACGTCGAGAACCTCATTCAAGACTTCAGGATAATGACCGATCTCGATTAGCGCAGCTCGGTCGTCATTACTAAAATGTCCGCAACCATTCTCGACCAGCCAGATGCTGAATTTCATATCGCTTGGAATCAGAGCCCGAGCTTCAGCCATCAACAGGGCGCAAGAACGCGCTGCCTGCAACCATTCCTCCGCGTGATAGCTCGCGAGGTCGCTGGATTTCTTCAACTCGAACGCGATCACGCTGAGTCTATTCGTCGTAATGTTCATATTCATGATTTGTCTTCAGCGCGCTAGGACTGCCGGGCGAGCGTGAGCCCGCCCGGCAGTTCCGCTTACGCCGCCTCCTGAGTGTCAGCGGTCGCCACCGGATGGTAATCCGGCAGTTCTTCCTTGGTGGCGTTCCAGTTCAGGCGCCCGATGCTCATCGAGCGATCCCACAGGCTCGCGGCCTTGAGGCCAAGGGCCAGCTTCTCGCGGGACGAGAGCTTGTCCTTCTTCTTCTCGGCGTAGGCGGACTTCATCAGTTTACGCGACAGCTCCACGGTGGGAGCCTCGGGGTAAGTGGCGACGCCCTGTTGCACCGAAGCGATGAAGCCGACGACACGATCCGAGGTCCAACCGCCCAGGAGCATCAACAACGCATACTGCGTCGCCAGAGCCTGAGACATTGAGGGCTCCGAGATATTGCGCGTCGAATTGCGCCCGATCTCGACCGATTGCCCCACGACTTCACGGTTCTGCTGTACCCAACGCTCCAGTTTAGGATCATCGATATACGGCTTGGTCTTGTGGTCGCGCTCGAACATATAAGCGAACACGATCTTGGCCGTGGTTGCGACGATATTGGCGTCAGCGACACCGAGCATGGTCAACGCCTCGCCCAAGGTACGACCCTTGGCGCGATCAATCGCGTCAATGGCATCCTTGTCGAAATCGTTGAAGACCATCAACGGAATCTTGGTACCCGACAGGGCGCAAGCCGCGACGCGGTGCTGACCATCGGCGAGATTACCGTCAGGGTAAAACGCGATACCCTGGTGGTGCATCTTGAAAGCCCCACGCTGAATCATCTCACGCATTCCATAAGCCTTGGAAATCGTGAAATTCCGGTTGAGCGGATTGTGGAAGGTATAGAGCACCGCCGCAGTGCCCGGGCTCAGTACGATGGCCCGCGCCGGCTGTCCGGAGACCCCGAGCGCAGTGGCCTCGGCCACTTCTGTCGGTGTTGCCTTGGCCGCTAGAGCTGCGATTTCGGCATTGAACTCTTGCAGAGCCTTGGAAGGCCCGCTGCCGTCACCGTCAGTTTCGATCTTAACTTCGTTATTCATGGCAGTCTTTCGTTAGGATTCCCCCTTTAAACCAACATTGGCAGGAGGTCGGGCGATATGCCCCGACTGCGCTCCCTATGAGGGGGCGCACGCGGCGAATATCAGTTCAACGATTGGAAAGGGTTGGCGCGACCGAGGTAGCGCAAGCGTCTCAAGACGCGACGGCGGCGCATGCGCCGGTAAATGAGCCGGAGGTTCCGGCGCTCGATAAGATCCCAGTAGTCGTATTCGACGGCGGACATTTCATTTTCTCTCTTCCATGCGCCGAAGCGCTTTGCTATATCATGGGAGCCAGTCCCGATAACGGATTGATAGCAAACCATAGGAGAAGATGTCAAGTGACACAGCAGACAAATTTGCGATTGAGCCTGAAATGGCGGCAGGCGCTGGTGGATATCGCCGAGATGGATAGGCGTACCCTGGCTGCCGAAGTGGAGTGGCTGATCGACAACGAATTGATTCGACGCGAGATGTCGCGGCCGGCACCCCAGCCCCGACATTTGCCCGGATCCTCTCGCGTGAGCGCGGACATTAACTATGGCGCGAAGGGGCCATCGCGGAAATGAGAGTATTATCGATCGATCTGGAGACCTGTAGCGAAGCCGATCTGAAGAAGGTCGGCACGTCCCGGTACTCCAAGGACCCCTCGACCTTCGTCACGGTATTCGCCTGGGCCTTCGACCAAGACCCGGTGTGCTCGATCACGAGCCCACGCGGGATCTCGGCCCATCACGAGCTGCCGGGTGAGGTCTATCACCATCTCCATAATGGTGGGCTCATCGCGGCCTGGAATGCGTGGTTCGAGTATTGTCTGATTTCCAATACCCTGGGCATCCCGCTCAAGCCGGAACAGATGACTTGCTCGATGCAGAGAGCCCTCTACGCCGGGCTCCCGGCCGCGCTTGGCGATGCCGGCACCGCCCTGGGTCTTCCGGCGTCGCTCCAGAAGGACAAGACCGCCCATGGCTTGATGCTTAAGTGCGCCAAGCCCAAGTCGATCGACCCCTTCGGCGAGCGCACTTATACGACGGATGATTCATTTGCGCTGACAGCGCTTGCCGGCTACTGCAAGCAGGACGTGGTGGCCGAGCGCGCGGTCGCGTGCCGGCTGCCGCAGTTGCCCCCTATGGAGCAACGCATCTCGATCCTCGATCGCAAGAGCAATGCTCGCGGCATCAGGATCGATCTCGATCTGATTCCGAAGATGATGGACATCGCCAAGGTCGAAGTCATCAGGCTCAACGTGATGGCGGGGGCTCTCACCAATGGCGCGGTTTCCTCTCCCGGCACCCAATCCAAGCGAGTGCTGGACTGGATGGAAGCCCAGGGCGTGACGCTCGCCAACACCAAGAAGCAGACTGTCGCCGAGACCATCGACACGGCCGAGGACGCCGGGCTGCCGGGCTCCGTGGTCCAGCTCCTACAGATCCGACGCGAGGTCGCCAAGTCGTCCCTGGCCAAGCTTAAGACCATGCTGGGCGCGGTCGAGTCGGACGAGAAGATCCGTGGCACCATCGCTTACTACGGAGCCTCCAGGACGGGAAGATTCGCTGGGCGCATCATCCAGCCCCAGAACTTCCCGAGGCCGTCAGGCGAGCCCGAGCTGGCGATAGAGGGCATTCTACAAGGCATGGACGCGGACGGGCTCAGGATCATCCACGGGCCACCATTGGGCGTGCTCTCTTCGTGCCTTCGAGGGACGATGATCCCCTCGTCCGGCAAGGTGTTCATCTCCTTCGATCTCTCCCAGATCGAGGCAAGGGTGATCGCCTGGCTCTGCGACCAGCTCGATCTGCTGGCGGTGTTCGAGCGCGGAGACGACGTCTACCAATACACGGCCGACAAGCTTGGCCTCCCGACACGACAGGCGGGAAAGGCCACGGTGCTCGGGCTCGGATTTGGCCAAGGGCACAAGCATTTCGTGGAGTTCGCGCACAACTACAATGTCGAGATCTCGCTCGATGAGAGCAAGGTGATCGTCAACGACTGGAGAGCCGCCAATCCCAATATCGTGCAAGGCTGGTACGGGCTCCAGACGGCCGCGCATGAGCTGGTGGAGCAGTGGCATCTCACTCGCGCCGGCACGCATAGTCGGAAGGTCCTGGGCGATCGCATAGAGGTCGTGGTCGGCACCACGAGGGAAGGTGATCCCACCCTTGCCTTAACGCTGCCGGCGGGCCGTAGGCTCTACTACAGAAACCCGAGGCTCGAAATGCTCCCGGTGAAGCGGGCTCTAGTCGATCCGAATGGCGACCCGGTGCTCGATGACAAGGGCGAGCCGATGGAGGAGATCATCTACAAGAAGGGGTTGGTGTTCGATGGCGTCGATCAGAAGACCAACAAATGGGGGCCAGTTCGTACTTGGGGCTCGAAGCTGATGGAGAACTGTGTACAGGCGATCGCCCGTGACGTGATCATCGAAGCGGCCGTGCGCATCGATGACCTCAAGATCGCGGATCTGGTGTTCTCGGTACACGACGAGCTTGTCTTCGAAGTGGACGAGCCCCAGAAGTTCGAAGCCTATCTGGCCATCCGGCAGGAGGTCCTGCGCGTGCCGGACTGGGCCGAGGGCCTACCGATCGCGGCTGAGGGCTCCATCCTGCTTGAGAGGTACGGTAAGGGCTAGACTCGCCTCCCCGTACCCGGCTAACAATACGGGCGGTGCGATGCGCTGCAAACGCATTCGGCACCGCCCTTAAACACTGTCCACCCCTGCGAACTCTCACATCCAACAAGGAGACCCATTGTGTCTGAACGTCAACGTAGTGCTAAAGCCCCCGCAAAGCAAGACTCCCTCAAGGGCCAAGCCTTCCATTCCCTATACCCTGATGGTCGGGCAAACTACCAAGGGGAGTTCGTCAAGGATCTCGGCGGCGGGCTCTATCTCGTCCAATACTATAGCTGGTGGGATGGCGGCCCAACGAACCAAGAAATACTGCCTGTTACAGAGTTCGCGCGCCGGCACCCGGATGGCAAGCCAGTTTACGCGCTCTACGCCACGATGGACGACGCGGAGTATGCCTATCAACATGGCATGAACAATCTGCGGGACCACTCCAAGGACTCATTCTTTCGTGATGAGACTTGAAGATGAGCCGGGTCCAGCACTCCCGGCACGCGGGCCTGCATGAGCGGGCTCTCGCCGCCGGCTATAGCCACAACCAGCTTCCGGTCGTGCCTCCGGACGCCAAGACTTCTCTGGTATCGCCAGGGAAGACCCCAGGCGTGCGCTCGAAGGGCGGGACGTGGTCGGGCTTCCTCGACTGGCAGAAGGAACAGGAGACCACGCCACAACAGGCGGGGCTCTATGACTCGTGGGGTGCCGGCCTCGGCTTCCTGGGCGGCGTCAACGGGCTGCTCGGGCTTGATCTGGATATCACCGAGCCCACCTTGCTGGCGGCGGTCAAGAGCTTCTTCTATGGCCTCCTGCCGCTCGATCAATGGGGCACCATCCCCGAGCGCGGCGTCGATCATCCCGAGCATATCAAGACGCTGCTGATGATGCGCGTGGTTGACGAGACCGGCACTCCCATCCCGCTTCCGTCCAGCTACGATGTGGGCTTCAGGCTCGCCGATGGTACGCCCAACCTGGTGCAGTTGATCGCCACCGGGCGTTATTTCAACGCCTATGGCACCCACCCGGATCGCAAGGCTCCTTACGTCTGGAGCCTCGATGTTCTGGACCTCGGGCTCGACAATCTGCCCAAGGTCGAGATCTCCACCATCAAGGCATTCCTGGCCGGGCTCCCGGAGATCCTGCTGGCCCATGGCGCCAGCATTGGCTCAACCAGCACCCCTACCCAGATCCATCGCGGTTCCAAGGCGCCGCCGATGCCGAACGCGCAACTGCTGGAGATCCTGGATCATGTTCCGAACTCGCATCTGTTGTTCGATCACTATGACAAGTGGATCGACTTCGGCCAGAACCTCAAGGGCGCGGCGCGGGAGCCCAACGATCCTGCGCTGGCTGAACGGTTCGTCACCTGGTGCCAGGCTCGCACCGGGCCATTCGGTGGCGGCCCGTCCAAGGACCCATTGGACACCTGGAACTCGTTCGAACCCGAGAGGGCGCACGCGGGTTCGTTTCGCAATCTCGTCGCCCACATCATGCGGCACCCGAAGCCAGACGATCCGGATTTCAGGCAGAAGGAGATCTGGGCCTGCGACTTTGATGCTTACAACCTGGTGCATCCGATTGAGCCCGAGCCTCCTGCCTTCACAACCGTGGAGCCCAAGTCCGGCACTCCGAGAACATTCAACCAGCTCGTCAATGAGCTGGGCAAGCTTTGCCCATCCGATCCCGACTACAACTAGGAGCCCGTATCATGGCCATCGAACGCTACGTCTACGACCCCAGCCCCATCCTTGTGCACCCCATCGTCGTCGGTCCCCTGATGCGCGGCACGGTCTCGCTTTGTGTCGCGATGCCCGGCGTCGGCAAGTCCACCTGGGCGCAGGCTGCGGCCGTGGCCATTGCTTACGGCCGGGCGGACATCATCGGCGAGAGCCAGACGGCCGCGCCCCTGTGGCCCGGAGACGTGGTGATCTGCTACGCGGAGGATCACGCGCGCATCATCCGCAAGAAGATCGGCGTGATCGAGGAGCATTATAAGCTCCAGTCTCCAAGCCACGACATCGGGCTCTATTCGATGGTGAACCAGAAGCTGTTCAGGCTCGGTCCCAACAACCAGGTGGAGTTCACGGGTCAGCAATTCCTGGAGGACATCATTGCCTGGAGACGCAGCGCGGACGTCTCCCTGATCGTGATCGACACGCTCTCGGCCTGCCTGGGCGGCATCAATGAATCCAACGCCGAGCAGATGCAGGCGGTGATGGACCATTTCACCACGATCGCCAAGGCCGCGTTCTGTTCCGTCCTCCTGATTCATCACGCCTCGAAGGTGGCTGCTGGCGCCAACGACAGCCTTAATCTCTACGCCGGCCGGGGCTCCAGTGTTGTCCCCGCGTCGGTGCGCTCGGTGTTCACGCTCGCTCGTCTTAGCAAGCAGGAAGCAGAGCGGGCTCGCGAAGCTGGCTGTAATCCCAGACCCTTCGTGAAGGTGGAGACCGTCAAGGCTTCATACTCGGACCCGACTACCTGGCAGCCGCGCTGGTTTCAGCTTTCAGGTGTGGACGTTCCTTCTTACGATAAACGCGACAAATCCAATCATATAATGTCGCTCGCTTTGCTGGAGACACAAGGGGCTCCAACCTGGTATGCGCCGACTTCTGCGGTGTCTAATCAGAGCCCAGTGAGCGCCTTCGGTGATCCTAAATCCATGGCTCGCAGAGTGTGGCCTGACCTCGATAAAGCGTTTCGTGCCGGCCCGGTGTGGGTACTCAATACGACGCCGAGGGACAAGAAGACCACTAACGCGAAAGAGATCTGCGGGCTCTCCGCTGCGGAGATGAAAACGGTGTTCGAGGTACTGGAGAAGTGGGGAATGGTCCGGATGCCGAACAAGGAGAAGAAGGAAATATTTCGGGTTGCAGGGGCAAAGTTGCCTGAAATTGAACCGGAGTTGGACCAGAGTTCGACCGGAGTTGAGACCGAAGTTGAACCGGAGTAGGACCGGAGTTTGGACAAGGGGACGACCGGAGTTTGGACCCCCCTTAAA